ACCAGGCGTACAGGTCAGCGTAATAGACGAAAGTTTTTATACCCCAGCTGAACCAGGTACTACACCAATGATTTTTGTCGCAACTGCGGCTAACAAAACAAATGCAGCAGGCACTGGTACAGCACCGGGCACACTAGCGGCAAATGCAGGAACACCATACTTGCTTACATCTCAAAGAGATCTAGCAGACACATTTGGTGATCCAATTTTCAAAACAGATTCAAACAACAATCCAATTCATGGCGGCGAGCTGAATGAATATGGATTGCAAGCGGCTTACTCATATTTAGGAGTAGCAAACAGAGCTTGGGTAGTAAGAGCAAATGTTGATCTAGGAGAGTTAGAACCAACTTCAACTGCTCCTGCAGCTAATCCTGCAGATGGTACTTATTGGTTAGACACAGCAAACACTCTATGGGGTATCCAAGAATGGAACGGAGCATCTGTGTTAAATAGTGGACAAAATTTTACCAATAAAGCACCTATTGTTATTACTGACGGTACAGAATTGTCAAACACAGGTAATTTAGTTACAAATGGTTTTAGTGGAAACATTCCAAGCAGTGCTGTTGGCGAAGTAGGATCATATGCTGTTGTTGCAACTACAACATTAATTAGAATTTTCTACAGAAATACAGCTGGTACATGGGTATTGGTTGGTTCGGATGCATGGGCAAAAAGTTGGCCAACAATACAAGGTGGTGCAGCAAATCCAACCTTTGCAGGTACAGCAGCGATTACGATTAATGGTACAAGTGTAACGATTAACAGTTCAGATGTTGTAGGCGATGTTGCAAGCACAATCAATGGATTGTTAATTGCAGGTATTACTGCCGCAGCTGTTGACGGACGTTTAGAAATTTACAGTGACGGAACTGGTAGCGCATCAGAAGATTCTACATTAGGTGGCGAAATTGTCATCGGTGGAGACACTGATAGACTCGGCGAACTTGACATTGACGCAGGAACTTACTATCCACCTGCACTACAAGTTTCAAAACACACTAGTGTTCCTGAATGGAAAACAGCAGACACATATTCAAGACCAACTGGTAGTGTTTGGATGAAAACAACTACACCTAATCTTGGTGCTAGTTATTTTGTTAAAAAATGGAATAATTCAACAGAACTATGGGAAACTGTAGCAGCTCCATTGTATGACAGCAATGAATCAGCTATATACGAACTAGATAGATCAGGCGGCGGCGCTAATCTATCAGCTGGTGATTTATATGTAGAAACTAATGTAGCAGGAGACGCTCCTCCATTGGCAACATTTAAATTAAAGCGCAGAAGAAGTGCAGCTCCAACAGTTATTACAGGCAACAAAATTATTGCTGGTTCTATAAGTTCAGGAAGCCAATCTTTTACTGTACAAACTACTGACAACGGTTCTGCAAGTTTCGAAACTGCAAAAACAGTAAATGCAACTTACACAGGTGCAGTAGGTGACGCTGCATTACTTGCTGGTGCTATCAACAATGCAAACATAACAAATGTTACTGCAAGTGTTGACGCAACAAACAAAGTAAGCATTACTCACGCACTTGGTGGAGAAATTAAATTTGTTGACACAGACGGTGTATTAGCAGCGGCAGGATTTACTCCGTTTGTAGATGGTAACAACGGAACTCCAAATCTTTACTATGCACCAGGAACTTATGCAGGTACAAGATTTGACGAAGCAGGTACAACTGAAGATGATGTAACTGCAAATCCTACTGTTTTACAAGCAAGTCTTTGGAGTCCTGTAAATGATTTAGGAACAGGATTCTTTACAGCAAGTCCGACACAAGTAACCGCAGTAACAGCAGATGGAACACTTTGGTACAATTCAATTGTAGATGAAGTAGACATCATGGTACATAACGGTAGCGAGTTTGTTGGTTATCAATATGATGGCGCAAGTGGACAAAGTTCTACAGCAAGTCCATTCTACAATGTAGATAGCACAAAAGCAACAGATCCAGCAGGACCACTTGTTACAGCAAGTGCACCAACTAAACAAAGTGATGGCACAGCTCTTGTAACAGGTGATATTTGGATTGATACTTCAGATTTAGAAAACTATCCAAAAATTTACAAATATGATGCTGCACTAGGAAATGCCAATCAACAAGATAATTGGGTTTTAGTTGATACAGGTGATCAAACTACTGAAAACGGTATTGTATTTGCAGATGCACGTTATAACACAGCAGGTGCAAACAGTGATACAGCAGGAGATATTGATGATCTACTAGCAAGTGATTATGTAGATCCTGATTCTCCAGATCCAGCACTATATCCAAAAGGAATGTTGTTATGGAATCTACGTAGAAGTGGATTTAATGTTAAAAAATATGTTAAGAACTACATTAACACAGCAGGTAACAACACAAGATACGGTAGCGGCACAGGCCAATCAATGGCTGCATATGATGCTGATCGTTGGGTAACTGAAAGTGCAAACCAAGAAGACGGTTCAGGTACTTTTGGACGCAAAGCACAGCGTAAAGTTGTTGTTCAAGCTCTACAAGCACTTGTTAATTCAAACGAAGATATCAGAGACAATGAATCAAGAATCTTTAACTTGATGTCATGTCCTGCTTATCCAGAACTAATTGGTGAAATGAAATCACTAAACTACGACAGAGGCTTAACAGCATTTGTACTAGGTGATTCACCATTCAGACTTACAAGTGATGCAACATCTATCAACAACTGGGCAACAAATACAAACCTAGCAGTTGAAGACAATGACAACGGACTTGTAACTACAGATCCATATTTGGCTGTTTATTATCCAAGTGGATTTACAAGTGACAACTTTGGTAACAATGTTGTTGTTCCACCAAGTCATATGATGATGAGAACTATTGCACTTAGCGATCAAGTATCGTTTCCATGGTTTGCTCCAGCAGGTACAAGACGTGGTGGCATTACAAACGCAAGTTCAACAGGATATATTACATCAGAAGGTGAATTTAAATCAATAGCACTAAATGAAGGTCAAAGAGATACACTGTACGCAAATGCAGTGAACCCAATTACATTCATTACAGGTGCAGGTTTAGTTGCTTTTGGTCAGAAAACAAGACAGTTAGCAGCTAGTTCATTGGATAGAATCAATGTAGCACGTTTGGTTATCTACTTACGTAGTCAGCTAAATCAACTTGCTAAACCATACTTGTTTGAACCAAATGACAAGATCACACGTGATGAGATCAAACAAGCTGCAGAGAGCTTAATGCTTGAACTTGTTGGTCAAAGAGCACTATACGACTTCTTAGTTGTATGTGATGAGTCAAACAATACTCCAGCAAGGATTGATAGAAATGAACTATACCTAGACATTGCTATTGAACCTGTTAAGGCAGTTGAATTTATTTACATTCCTCTGAGACTTAAAAATACTGGAGAAATAGCAGGACTATAAGAATGATAAATACTTATAGATTAGGAGCAAATTAAATGGCAATATCAACACTATCAAAAATTACAGTGCCTTTGGCAAGCGGAGATTCTGCAAGTAACCAAGGCCTGTTGATGCCCAAACTACAATATCGTTTTAGGGTATCTTTGGAAAACTTCGGAACTTCAACTCCGACAACAGAATTAACCAAGCAAGTTGTTGATGTAACTCGTCCAAATGTATCATTTGAGCAAATGACATTAGACATTTACAATTCAAAGGTATATTTGGCAGGTAAACATACTTGGGAACCAATCACACTTAACTTGCGTGAAGATGTAAACAACAACGTTCAAAAACTTGTTGGTGAGCAACTTCAGAAACAGTTTGACTTCTTCGAACAGTCAAGCGCAGCATCAGGACTTGATTATAAGTTTACAACTAGAATTGAAATTCTAGATGGTGGTAACGGTGCTAACACACCTAACGTGCTTGAAACATTTGAATTATACGGTTGTTATTGTGAAAGTGCAAACTACAATACACTTGCATATGCAACTTCAGATGCTGTAACAGTTACATTAAACATACGTTATGACAATGCAATCCAGTCACCACAAGGTACTGGTATTGGTACAGCAGTTGGACGTACAGTAAATACTTTAGTTACTGGCGGCGGCGCATAATACAATAAAGTTCCTAATCTTTAAAGGGGTACTGATTTTTATCAGTATCCCTTTTTCATTATATACGCACATATTTTAATAAGATAAATATTAGTATGGGAAAGTTCACAGGTTTTTTAGATAATTTAGCAAGTGGCGCACTTAGTCCAAAAGGCAACCTTGGCGACTTTAGACACGCCAGCAAAACATTTGTAGAAGATGCATTTAGATTAGCACCTAAATCCAAATTTCTTTATCATGTTTATTTCCAATTCAATCAAGTTGCATTTGATAACATTAAAGAACTTGGAGAAAAACACAAAACTGAAATTGGTTTATTGGTTAAAAATGCAGATTTGCCAAAGTATACTGCAACTGTAGATACAAAGAAAAAATACAATAGAATCAAAAATGTACAAACTAGCATCAGTTACGATCCAGTCAACATAACATTTCATGATGATAACTTTGGTGTAACAACTGCTATCTTAGAAGCATACTATAGATATTATTTTGCAGACGGCAACTATGGCAAACTTCCTTATGCTTACAATAAAAATTTTGTAAACAACAATATTTCTGCACCTCCAGGGATTGGTCCACCTGATAGAAGATATGATAAAATTCCGGGAGACAATACATACCTAGGATCAATATATAACGAGTATGCATATGGTTTAGACAATAATGTTACTGTTCCGTTTATTAATAATATTCAAATAAGTCAATTGTCAAGAAAAACATATACAACCTATACGTTAGTCAATCCAATTATTACCAATTGGGGTCATGACAATGTTGACTCAAGTGACGGAGCAGGTATGATGGAAAATCGTATTACTGTTGCCTATGAAGCTGTTTGGTATGACAGAGGAAGTATAGAAGCAGGAGCGAATGGTAATCCAACTGGTTTTGGAGATCCAGCACATTACGATACGACACCAAGTCCTGCAAGTTTACTTGGAGGAGGACAACTTGGACTAGGTGGAATTTTTGGCGCAGGCGTAGACTTATACGATTATATTACTAAAGGTGGCGGCAAATTTAGCAATCCGTTTGAAGCAGGCTTAGCAGCAGCTCAATTGATAGGAAATGTAAGAGGATTAAGTTCTGAAGGTTTACGTGAAGAAGGCTTTAGTTTATTAAAAGGAGCTATTGGTGCGGCAGCAGGAACAGATGTAAGCGGAGTAAGTAATGCATTCTTTCCTAAAAATGGCGGCAGTGGCGGAGCAACAGATGTTTTATTAGGAGCAGCCGCAGTTGCTGGGTTAAGTGCTTTAAGTAAAGTAAGTAGTAGCAGTAGTCCTGCTGAAATAGAAAGTGCAGCAAAACAAGCATTTGGTAAAGACTATCAAGCACAAGGAAATGCAGGCGGAGTAAATGAAAGAAATGCAGCATACAATGCACTTCCTGATGGTGCTAAACAAGCATATAGAAATCAAGTGACAGGAACTTAAGATGAGCGAATTACCAAAACAAACAAAAAAATCAGATCAAAAAGTAATAGAATTTTTTGATACATATTTTGATAAAAAATTAAGTTTTCCAAGTAACCAAGTTGATGCAGTAATTGGATTTTTTACTAAAAGAGGATTTGATAAAGAAGCAGCAATAAGTGTTGGAAGTGTGCTACTGCAACAATCAAAAATTGATTCAGTAAATGTTTTTCAGTTGTTAGATACTCTAAAAGGACTAGATAGTGTTCAACTAAGTTCAATTGTTACAGAAGTACTCAACTATAATAGAGCTAAAACAAGCACACTCGGATTTAAACGAACACAACAAGTTGAAAAGTTAGAAAAAAGAAACATAGTGGTATAATGCTATGTCTCGTTTTGCCCAAGGTAAGTTTAATTGTAAAAATCCTCAAAAATATGTAGGAAGAAAACATCCAACTTATAGAAGCAGTTGGGAGTTTGCTTTTATGAGATTTTGTGACGAACATCCTAATGTTGCACAGTGGGCAAGTGAAGCAGTACGCATACCTTATCGTAATCCACTAACAGGAAAACACACAATCTATGTTCCGGATTTCTTTGTAGCATATGTTGATCGTAATGGTAAACAGAGAGTTGAAGTTATAGAAGTTAAACCTGCTAATCAAACCCTAAGAGAAAAAGTTGGACGCAGTAGACACAATCAAGCAAGTTATATACTAAATCAAGCCAAATGGGAAGCTGCAAGGGCCTGGTGCAAACAGCAAGGCCTTTTTTTTAGAGTAGTAAACGAGACAGATATTTTCCACCAAGGTACTCGATAAACTAAATATAGTAGTAGATAACGGTGTAACTATGACTAAAAAACTAGAAGAACTATTAAACATGCCAGACTCTAAAGAAATTATAGAAGAGTCTCGTAATGCAGATAAAGCCCAACAGGCAGTCGTTGAGCAAGAAGAAACAGCTCGCAGTATCCAAGAGCTTGACAAAATTACTGCTGCACTACCTCAGGTTAAAGGTTTAGGCGAAATGGCAGATAATGAACTTAATGAAGTTTCGCAAAAATCTATGCAGGCATATGAAGATCTTATGGACTTAGGTATGAACGTTGAAAGCCGTTATTCAGGACGTATTTTTGAAGTCGCTGGCAACATGCTCAAAACTAATTTAGATGCAAAAGTAGCTAAACTAGACAAAAAACTTAAGATGGTTGAGCTACAACTTAAAAAAGAAAAGCAAGACAAAGACGGATCTGTAGATGGAGATATGGTACAGGGCGAAGGCTATGTAGTTACAGATCGTAATAGTTTGCTAGAAAAACTCAAGAATATGGATAAATAACATATAATAGGATCACGTGATATGAGAAAATTTGTAGAATACTTAACAGAAGCACAAAAAACTTATAAATTTAAGGTTAGAGTTGCTGGTGACCTTCCAGAAGGTTTTGCTGATAAGCTAGAGTCAGCACTGACAAAATACGACATTGTGTCTGTAAGCTCAGGCAAAAAGACACCGATTTCAGAAAAACCTTTAGATTTCCCCCAGTTACAAAACATGGAAGTTACACATTATGATGTTGAAGTAAACTATCCTGCTACAGCATTTGTACTAGAACAATACCTAAGCGTAGAAACAGGTGTCCATCACAGTCATTTGATTGTACGTGGTGAAGGCGATCCTATCGAACGTTATCAAGAACCTACAGATGACACACCTTATGAATCAATTCTTAACACTGAAGACATGGGCGGTGAATCAGCACAATCAGAAGTTGGTGAAAACAGAGTAATGGATTTATTGAAAGAATTAGAAGTAGCCCGCAAAGAACGAGCTATTGATCCTGTGGAAGGTGTTAAACCTGGAGACAGTAAAGACATTGACCAAAAACAAAACACGAAAAGCCCGGTAGGAAGTTAACCATGGATATTAGAGACCTTATACAAAAAGCAGATGCATATGGCAAACAAAGTGAACAAACCCAAAAAGAATTAGAAGAAGGTTTACTTGATTGGTTCAAAGAAAAATTAGGTTTAGGCGACACAGCGGCACAAGCTGCTGTAGCAGCGGCACAAGCAACAGGTGCTGATCCTGAGGAAACACCAACTACACCAGCACCAAGTGCAGATGCTCAAGCAACAGCAGATAATGTTGCTGGAGGTAATGCACAAGGCGGTGAATTTGATACGGCGGCGACAGCAGATGATACTGCTGCAGAGCCACAACAACCTGCGGATTTTGCAGCTGCAGGAACCGCACAAGTAGGACAAGCAGGACCTGATAACCCTACTCCACAAGGTACGCCAGCAGGTGGCAATCAAAATCAACAACCTGCCACGGCAGATGATGCAACTGCTAATCCAGAGCCAGAACAAAATCAAAAGGATCTTATGACACGCTACAATGAAGGTGGCAAACAGGCAATGCCTGAAATTGAAAAACTGCAACAGGATCTAAAAGACTTAGGTTTTGATCCAAATGGTGTTGATGGCAAATACGGTAATGGTACATTTAAAGCAGTACAAGAATTTCAAAAAGCAAACGGTCTACAAGTAGACGGTCAAGCAGGAAATGCAACACTTGCTAAAATTGAACAAGTAAAAGCAGGCGGTGCACCAGCTGGTGGAACAGGAGCAACAGCATCAGGTGACCAAGGCGACGGCACAAGAGGCAGCGATACAGCTCAAGCAAATCCTACACCAACTGATGGTGATCCAGGAGAAACACAAGCCAATGCACCAGATGCAGAAACACAAAGACTAATTGACGAATTAAATGATTTAATTAATCAAATGATGCCTAGAGGACAGACTGTGTCAGCAAGTGCAGATCAAGATAGTATTACAGCAATGCGTGGAGCAATTAATCTAGCTGAATCATTAGTACGTGAAGCTACTGAAGAACAAAAAGCAAAATTAGGCGATTTACTTTCACAACTTGGTAATACCAACTGGGCTCAAAGTAATGCAGATGCATATCAAACCATTATGAATAGAGCTAATGCAGCTATGGCTTCAAGCCCTAGTGCAACAAGAGCTTCGGCACCAGCAACACCTACAGATGGTGATCCAGGAACACAAGCACAACCTCAAGCAGCCCAAGGACAAACTCAAGCAACAAGGGGGCCAGATGATGGCAATAGAGGCGGACAACAGCCTAACAACCTAGGACCTGACGGACAGCGCGACGGCGACGATCTTGGAAATGCACCAACAGCACCTAAAGTGTCAAAAGAGACTTTTATACAAATGGCTCCAAATAGACCTGCTGATCAAGCTAATATGAATGTTTCTCAAATGAAAGCAAAGTATCCTACACCATATGTTGACATTCCTAATAAAGATGGAACAGTAACACGTGGATATGGTCCATTAAAGAATTTACAAGACTTTGTTGCAAACAAAGGAAAAAGATTAAACGCAAAAATTGTAGGGCAACAAAATGCCAGTAAGGAATATGATATGACTAAAAAAATTAATGAAGGCGCAAGTATGAACATAACAGCAGATAATGCTTCTGAACTTGCAGAACTATTAGGCATATTAAAAAATGCAGGTATGCCAAATGCTGCGCCAGTTGCAGATATGCACATAGATATGCCAATGGCACACGATGCAATGCATACAGATATTGACAGTCATAAACAAGGTCCTATGCCATGTGCAACTTGCGGTGGAGACCACGGCGAAGATACACCATGCGGTGGGGGCGAAGAATGGGACAATTCACCAGACGAAGGTTACGGTGATATGATGGATATTATTAAACTATCAGGTGGTCCTAACTCAAACAAAAACCCAGGTGATATAAGAGTAAAAGATCCTAGACAAAATGATGAAGAAGTCGAAGAAGATGGTTGGGACAATTCGCCAGACGAAGAATACAAAGATGACGACTACATGTATCAATCAGGTGGTATTCATAAAAAGAAAAAATCACATCCCCCAGTAGCAGGCGGCGATAATCCGATGGCTTTAGAAAACAGCATTAAAGCACAACTGTACAAAGCATTAGAAGAAAAACTTCAAAACAAATAAATCAATAGCGTCGAAAGGCGCTATTTTTTTGGTTAAATACTTTCATGAGTAAAAGTTTAGACGGTGTTCTCACCAAAAAAGCAAATCAACGAGAAACTTACACTGAAGAACAAATCAATGACTTGATGCAGTGTATGAATCCTGACACAGGATATCTATATTTTGCAGAAAAGTTTGCATACATTCAGCATCCTGTCAAAGGTAAATTGCTGTTTGATCCTTTTGATTATCAAGAACGTCTACTAAAAAGTTATCATAACTACAGATTTAATATTAACATGTTGCCTCGCCAAACAGGTAAAACTACCTGTGCGGCTATCTACCTATTATGGTATGCGATGTTCAATGCTGATCAAACTGTGCTTATTGCCGCTCACAAATATACAGGTGCACAAGAAATCATGCAACGTGTGCGATATGCATACGAACTTTGTCCCGATCATATAAGGGCAGGAGTTGTAAACTATAACAAAGGTTCAATGGAGTTTGAAAACGGTTCGCGTATTGTAAGTGCTACTACAACAGGCAATACAGGACGTGGTATGTCCATATCATTACTATACTGTGACGAGTTTGCATTTGTCAGTCCAACTATTGCAGATGAATTTTGGACTTCAATATCTCCTACACTAGCAACAGGTGGCCGTGCTATTATAACAAGCACACCAAACTCAGATGAAGATACCTTTGCTGTGATTTGGAAAGAAGCAGAAAGAAAATATGACGAACATGGAAATGAGCAAGACTTAGGCATAAATGGTTTTCATAGTTTTACTTGTCATTGGAGTGAACATCCTGACAGAGATGAAAAATGGAAAGATGAAGAACTTGGTCGCATAGGTGAAGAACGTTTTCGTAGAGAATATGAATGTGAATTCTTGGTATTTGACGAGACACTTATAAATGCCATAAAACTTGCAACACTTGAACCAATCAATCCTTTGATGAATATGGGTCAAACACGCTGGTATGAAAAACTACAAAAAGACAAAACTTATATTATAGCTCTTGATCCTAGTATGGGAACAGGCGGCGACTATGCCGCAATACAGGTATTTGAACTGCCCACTTACAAACAGGTAGCAGAGTGGCGTCACAATACAACACCTATTACAGGACAGATACGTATCCTTGCAGATATTTGCAACCATATCGCAAATGAAACACAAAATCCTCAAGGCATATATTGGAGTGTTGAAAACAATTCAATTGGAGAAGCTGCACTAATTGTAATAAACGACTTTGGTGAAGAAAACATACCAGGACTGTTTGTAAGTGAACCTATGCGTAAAGGACATGTGCGTAAGTTCCGCAAAGGATTTAATACTACACACTCAACAAAAATTAGTGCATGTAGTAGATTAAAAACAATGATCGAAAATGACAAGATGCAGATCTATTCAGGCGCTATGATTAGTGAACTGAAAGGATTTGTAGCAACAGGTAGCACGTACAAAGCAAAGACAGGTGAAACAGATGATCTAATAAGTGCTACACTCCTTGTAATAAGAATCATGAGTGTGCTGAGAGATTGGGATCCTCGGGTGTACAATACATTCAAAAGCATGGAATCTGAAGAAGATTACGAACCACCCATGCCAATCTTCATTAGCACCAACTATTGATAAATACTAATATGAAAAACTTAGATTTAATAGGCGAAGAGCTGTTTAACAAAATTAGAGGTAGATTCCCTTCAGTTACAATAGGTAACCAAGAGGGAGTTGTTACCAATGTGCCGTCAGAAGCACGTTTCTTTGATTTTGACTTCAAAGAAGGCGACAAAAACTTGGGCAAAGTAAGTGTAAGCGTTGATGATAAAAGCCTAAGTGTTATGTACAGCAACAATTTTGTTGAAGGGCAAGACAAGTTTACCAAAGAAAAATGGTTTGGATTTTTAAAAGAACTACGTTACTTTGCAAAGAAAAGACTATTAAATTTTGACACAAGAGATATTACTAAATCAAATCTCAACCGCAGAGATTATAAATTTTTAGCGAATAATACTGGAGACACAACAATGAGCGAATCAAAGATGTATGGTACAAGCAAGACCAGTTATCAAGATGTTGGCAGTGCAAGACTTGCACTTAGACACAGCAAGCCTGTCAACCAAGAACTTGCACATGGTAGAACACAACATGTAGAAGCAATCTACATTGAAAGTGATCAAGGAGAAAGATTTAAATATCCTTACAGACACTTGAATGGTGCAAGAGCAATGGCACGTCATGTAGCAGAAGGCGGTAATGCTTATGATGATTTTGGCAAATACATTGTTAGTCTTTCAGAAGAATTAAACAAACTACGTAAATTCAAAAATTACATGGGTCGCTCAGGTGTAATGGCTGAAGGTTTACAAGGTTACATGGATGTTGTGTACGAAAGAATTGACACAGTCAAGAAAACAATTGAACAACTTCAAAAACCTACACATTACAAAACAGCATTTGAAGGTTTCGAAAAACCTGTGCTAGAAGATGTTCCAGATGAAGTAGCAAGTAATTGGATTGATCAATTAACTATTAGACAGTTTAATGAAGAATTAAAAGATGTATTTCCTTATATCTACAAGTTAGTAAATGAAAAGACCAAAGCAAAAGAACTTGGTCCTGAGGATTTGCTAGGCGAAAGTCATTATCCACACGAAGATAATTTCCAAGAATTATATGGCATTGATGATATTGCTTTATATAAAGAAATGGCCGACGATGCACAAGACATGGAAATGCACGAGTTTCATGATACATACAGTAGTGTAATTGAC